CAAAGCTCTTTCTATGGTATAACCAGTTGGAAAAGATACAATACCAGCAGGCACAACATGAAGCATTAGGATACGCCTCCATGATTACCCATCAGAAGCCAAGTATTTGTTGCTAGTTTAAGACAAGATACCGCAGCATATTGTGCAGATATAGCTCCACTGCCTGTAGAAACTCCATTTACTGTTACTCCTGAGCCTCCAGTTACCGTAGTTGTTCCAGACCCTAACATCACAACATCTATTCTGTCTCCTACAGCAAATGCTACTGAACTATTAGGAGGTATGGTTATAGTTTGTGCGCTAGCATTTGATGACGTAACAGTTTTAAAGGCATCTCCTATAACAAAGGTATAACTTGTTCCTGTTTGAGCATTAGTTGCACCAGCTATTTTAGCAGGAGTAACAGCATTATCTTGAATATCTGCTGTCTCTACTGTATCAGCCGGAAATAACGGTACTTGACTAAATGTAACCACACCACCAGAAGAGATAGCCATAGCATCGGTGTCAGAAGTGTGTCCTATGTTTGTTCCATTAATTATAATACTGTCTACAGTAAGTGTAGTTAGTGTACCTAATGAGGTAATATTACCTTGAGCAGCGGTTGTTAGTGTAACATCAGCAACATATGTTTTAATTCTTGATACTTCCGTTTTTCTATTTGTTCCACCAGCACCATTATCTACGATAAGTAAATCGGCATCGACCAGTGCTTCTCCAACATCTGTTCCACCATCAATATCTATCGCAACTAAGGGTAAAGTTCCTGTATCTCCAGTTCCTATCAAAGTACCAGATGCAGTTGGTAATACACATACTGCGCTACTGGCTAAAGAGTGTGGTGCAGATTGTAATGTTTGTGCGTGTGCGTTTGAACTCTCACAATAAAGTTTGATCTGTGATACAGAGCCTTCATTTTTAAGATCAAGAAGACCACCACTGATGTACAAATCATCAGATAACACTATATCTCCATCTGCTTCAATTTGTATTGCAGCGGCGGTGGTAGCATTACCAATGGTTCCACCATCTTTTATGAGAATGTCATCTTTGAATGTGACGATACCAGCAGAGGAAATCTGTATGGCATCAGTTGCACCTACAGAACCTATATCACCGTCATTTGGAACTGTGATGTTACCAGTGACAGTAAGAGTAGTGCCATCAAATGTTAAGTTTGCTTCTGCATCAAGTTCTGTGGTGGTTGCTCCAACCGTTAAAATTTCGTTGGCAGTTGCACTATTCATTGCAGTTACAGCAAGAGAGGAAAGTGTTGATCCGTCTCCAAAAGCTGTATAGATTTCAGAAAAGTTATCGTTGATTTTGTCACCACCAACACGTAGGTTATCACCTGTGCCATCGTTTGCTGCTGTACCTATGTTTAATGATTGAAGTGCCATCTCTCTTCCTTTTCTTATTATTTATAAAGTCTATAGTGTACTATCGAAAGTAAATCCTGTCTGATCAAATCTAAATGATGTGTTATCAAAACTAGACATGGATAGAATTTATGTGACCGAGGATAGCCGTTCTCAGTATAATGACTATAATTGTACGAGTGTATCAGCGATTATGGCTTTAGATGAGAAAAGGTATTTACAATATTGTGCACATAACCGAGGAGCACCTTATAAACAGTATGACGAGATTGAACAAGTAAGCAGAATTTATACGAGACAATATGGTCATAGTGGAGATTTAGGAGTTATTCATAGAGAGTGGGAAGATACTAATAGTATTAGAACCCCTCAGATAAATGTTTTGAAGGATTATTTAAAAAATGGTATTTGGAGATGGTATTTTGAAAATACCTAATAATAAATTAGTCTATATTGGGATGTGCGCTGATTTGATTCATCATGGTCATTTAAATATAATTCAAGAGGCTAAAAAACACGGAAAGGTTATTATAGGATTACTAACCGATTCAGCGATAGCGAGTTATAAAAGATTACCCGCTTTAAGTTATGAAGAGAGAAAAATAGTTGTAGAAAATATAGTGGGTGTTAGTGAGGTGATTCCACAAGACACACTTGATTATATTCCAAATTTAGAAAAGATAAAACCAAACTATGTTGTTCACGGAGATGATTGGAAAGAGGGTGTACAAAAACAAGTAAGGCAAAATGTTATAAATAAATTAAAGGAGTGGGGTGGTAAAGTTATTGATGTACCCTATACTAAAGGTGTCTCTTCAACAAAATTACATGACCATCTAAAAGAAATTGGTACAACGCCTGATATAAGAAGAAAGATGCTTACGAGGTTAATTGAATCAAAGCCAATCGTTAGGGTGTTAGAAGCACACAATGGTTTAAGTGGTTTAATAGTAGAAAAAACAAAAGTCAAAAATAATGAATTCGACGCCATGTGGTTAAGTAGTCTTACACATTCAGCCTCTAAAGGTAAACCAGATAATCAATATGTAGATATAACCACAGTTAGTCAAACTTTGGGTGAGATATTTGATGTAACTACAAAACCGATGATTGTTGATTTAGATAATGGTGGTGTTATTGAGCACTTTAAGCACACAGTTAGAACATTAGAAAGAATTGGTGTGTCTGCTGTAATTATAGAGGATAAAGTTGGTTCTAAAAGAAACTCACTTTTTGATGACACATCTAATCAAACACAAGACGACCCATATAAGTTTTCCGTAAAAATTTTAGAGGGTAAAAAATCATTAGTCACAAAAGATTTTATGATTATAGCTCGAATAGAAAGTTTTATTTTAGGTAAAGACGTTAATGATGCCATCGACAGAGCAAATATTTACATTTCAAATGGTGCTGATGGTATTATGATTCATAGTAAAGATGAAGACATTAATCAAATATTAAGTTTCTGTGATAAATTTAAAAGTGTTGAGAAAAAAGTTCCTTTGGTCGTTGTACCATCTACTTATAATAAAGTAAGAGAAGAAGAATTAATAGAAGCGGGTGTAGATATAGTAATTTATGCTAACCACCTATTAAGAAGTTCTTATCCAGCTATGGTTAATACAGCACAATCAATACTTAAAAATAAAAGATGTTACGAAGCTAGTAAAGATTGTTTACCAATAAAAAAGGTTTTAGAATTAATACCAAATGATTGAACTAAATAACATATTAAGTGATTATGACTTTTTTACAGGCGTGCCTGATAGTGGACTTAAAGAATTTATCGCTAATATAGATGATAAAAAACATATACCTGCCACCAATGAGGGACAAGCAATTGGTATAGCGGTCGGTGCTGAGTTAGCTGGAAAAAAGAGTTGTGTGTACTTACAAAATTCAGGTTTAGGTAACGTAATAAATCCGTTGACAAGTCTTTGTATACCTCATGGTATTTATCCATTTTTAGTTATTGGTCACAGACATACGCTACCTCAACACAAAGTGATAGGTGAAGTTGATGAGGATATATTAAAGTTGATAGGATATGAAAATTATTTAATTGTTCGAGGTGATAATAATGTTGACTAGACAAGATGCCATTAAAGATATATTTAATTGGCACGGTCAAGATTCCATCTACATAACTAATACTGGTTTTATATCAAGAGATGTCTACAGCTTATTTCCTAAGAATAAAAACATTTTTTATATGCAAGGTAGCATGGGATTATCACCATGTATTGGTTTGGGTATAGCAGCCAACTCTCAAAAAGATGTGGTAGTGATTAGTGGGGACGCATCATTATTAATGCATTTAGGAATCACTCACACGATAGAAGAACAAGATTTAAAAAACCTTTTTGTTTATGTTTTGAATAATGGTTGTCATGAATCAGTTGGTAAATTTCATAGTGCTAAATTACACGAAGAATATAATGGTATTAATAAGATTTATAAAATTAGTAATGATGGTAAAAAAGGTAGAGTCAGTTTAGATTGTATGGAAAACACAAAACAGATAAAAGAGTTATTATGAGTTTGTTAGTTTGTTCAAATTCCACTAAAGATTTTTTACAAGGATTTGATAGGAAGAAAATTATTAGTTCAGCACCCGACAAATCAATCTTAGATGAATTAAGTTCAGAAGATTCTGTGGTAGCTATCGGTGGTGGAGCTGTAATTGATACTGCGAAGATAATCTGTAAGAATCCCATAATTTGTTATCCCACTACTGCATCAGGTGCATCAGAAACATCTTGGTCTGTATATTGGGATGGAAGTAATAAAATAAGTCTAAAAAGATTCAAACCAAAAAAGGTTGAAATAAATTCTGATTACGCTGATTTACCAGAGAGGGTTAAAAGGGATACGACCTTTGATGTTATCAGTCATTTTTTAGATAGTCTAACCTCAATTAAAAGAAATGAGGAAAGTGAAAATTATTGCTCTGAGGGGTTAAAGTTATTAAAAGAGGATAAAACTATTTCTAATCTTTTACAGGCAGGTAGACTTGGTGGTAAAGCGATAGAAATCACAGGCACCAATTTATTACATTCATTATCTTATCCACTAACTGGTCATTATGGGATAGCACACGGAGAAGCTCTTGGATTCTTTTTACCGAAAGTTTCTAAATTCATGGGATTTGACGTGGACGATTTAATTAAGGATTATGAGATTAAATTAGATGTTGATATTGACTTTGTAATTGATGAGGCGCTAAAATATGATAAGATACATGAGGCCAATATATTTATAAATAAATCAATCTTAAGGGATGTGTTATGTTAGATTTACACGAAATAGCAAAAAAATATAATTGTGATAAACTTGATTTAGGCTACACTAAACACTATGAAAAAAAGTTTGAGAGTATCAGAAATGATGTTACTAAAATATTAGAGATTGGATTAAATACAGGTGGTTCTCATTTAATGTGGTTAGATTATTTTCCAAACGCAAATGTCTATGCTATAGATAATAGAATAGTTTATGAGGATAAAGTTTACGACAAAAGAACACGTACAGACATGGTAATGGTAAATGGTTGGGATGAGAGAGACAAAGATAGGTCATTTGTTTTCAGAGGTGACCAATCTAGCGTTGATGATTTAAATAAATTTGTTGTTGAGAACGGAGAGGATTTCGATATAATCATAGATGATGGTGGTCACTCAATGAGACAACAGCAGGTATCATTAAAAGCGCTTTACAAACACTTGAAAAATAATGGTATTTACGTCATAGAAGATTTACATACCTCAAGTAATCAATGGAATGAATTATATGGATACATCATTGTTGAAGATGGAGATACTCTATCTATGTCTTTAATGGAAGACTTTCAAAATAATGAGAACACTATAGATTCAACCAAACACATATCAGCTCAAGAAATGTCCGACCTAAGAGATAAGATAATACAATGTAAAATTGAGACAGGTTTAAACAGTTATCAAAATTATGTCTGGCCAACAACCTTATCATTTTTGGATTTTTAATGAAAAAAGTAGCGGTTATAGTTGAAACCAGAGAACATAAAGCTCTACCCTTTGTTTTACAGAATGTAATGTCAATTCTACCAAAGGATTGGCGTTTACAAGTATTTCATGGAATAAATAATATAGATTATGTCAAAGAGACCACAAATAAATTAGATTGTGAAGTATTCCTTACAAATTTAAAAATTGATAAAATAAGCGCTGACGATTCAAGTTTAGAAATTATGTTAACCAAAAAATTTTGGAGTAAGGTGAAGGGGGAAACAGTTTTGTATTTCGAGTGTGACACAATGCTGTGTCCTAACTCAGATAACAAAATTGAAGACTTTGAACACTTTGATTACATCGGTGGTTATTGGGGTAATCCATTAGGAACAATGAGTAATAAATATGATAGAGTTATGAATGGTGGGTTATCCCTTAGAAAAAAAAGTTTTATGTTAGATATCATTGAGAATAAATTACAGGCTTACTTAGATGATGGTGGAAATCCATGCGAGGATTATTTTGTCTCCGAGATGACCGAGGTGAAGCCGACTTATGAAGAGGTTTTGTCTTTTTCAATAGATAACGGTTATATGTATCCTATAGATAATAAAGCACCTTTTGGTTTACATAAACCATGGGGAGGTGTTCCGAGTAAAGGTCATGGGAAGTATTATAATGAAATAAAAAAAGTTTGTGAGGGTGTTGAGGGATTGGAGAAATTAAATGGCGTATAGAGATGGTGAGACTATGAGACTTGAAGAAGTCAGAGACCTTGGAATCAACCCAAAAGCTATTTTAGATATTGGTGCTCATACTGGTCAATTTCATGGTTGGTCAAAAAGAGTTTGGCCAGATGTTGGTGTTTTTATGATAGAAGCTAATCCATTACATAAGGATACGTTAAATAGATTAGCAACGGTAAATGGAGACTCATGTTTGATAGCAGCTTTAGGTGATGAAGTGAGAGAGGTCACTTTTTATACAAGAAGTGATAAACCTCAGACGGAGGGTAATTCTTATTACAAAGAGCATAACTATTGGGATATACCACAATTAGTGCAAGAGAGTAAAGTTACATTAAAAAGGTTGGATGATATTTTTGAAGATGATGCCGTATTTGATTTAATTAAGGTGGACACACAAGGTTCAGAGTTAGATATTTTAAAAGGTGGTAAAAATTTAGTTAGTAGAGCATCAGCGATAGTATTAGAAGTATCCTACATAGAATATAATGAAGGGGCCCCCAGTCAACAAGAAACACTTGATTATATGAAAGAAATCGGGTTTACAGAAAAAATGAGTATCGGTGAACATTATAATGGAGAAGAAGTGGTACAAAAGGATTTATTATTTTTAAAGATTGGAGATAAATAAAATGAAAAAAGAGTTTTTAGATTTAGGTAAACAACCTATAGCTAATAAATTTTTGAAACGAGAG